ACTCCTTTCCGCAAACAAATGATTAAACTACATTTGCCGCATAGATATAAGGACAATAATTAACAGGTGCCGCAAGAGGTCTTGCACCAAGTCTAATCTTTCTTATATCTTTATCCTGGTCGAGAACAAATTTTGTAACACGCTTTGCAGCATATGTTGCAAATTCTGTTGTACCGTAGTCAATCTGTGTAATCTGTCCATACATCATATGACCACATTTCGGAGCAGTAACCATAGCAGATGTAGCCGGGAAGTATTTCTGTTCCTGGTTGTTGTCATCAACATAGCTTTCGTCTACGCTGATAAGGTTGAGCTTAAATCCGCCAAAGTTGAGCGTACCCATATAAACAACACCATCATACTTGGAAAGTTCCTGTTCGATTGTTCCGATAATGATTCCGCTGTTTCTGTCAAGCAATTTCTGTACCTCTTCAAGCTTTAAGATTGCATCTGCTGCATCCGAGCCAAGAATAAGGTCAGCCGCTTTCAATCCTCTCTTAGAGAGCATACGGCACATTGCCTTAACATCACCAAAGAAATCTCCGCTTTGAGTGTCCCACTTATTTGCTACTGTGTAGGTGTGGTCGCTCTGTCCGTCAAAGAACTGAACATACTTTGTATCACCAACAGTATTAGCATCAACATACTCCTGCATTGTGCAAGCGTTGTTAATCATTGTCTGCACTGCCATCCATTCCTCTCTGCGAGCAATGCGGATGTCAAGGTCAGTAAGGTCTCTAAGCTGAAGTCTTGCGGCTCTTTCAGCGGGAGTGCTGCCGGAATAAAGAGCCTCGCCAAAGCCACGCTTTGTAAGGTCATCAAGAGTAAGAAGTCTTGACGGAGCAATATAAGCAGGCTGATATTCGTGGATTTCATATCCGGTACGGTCAACGGGAATGTCACCAATACGCGGAGATACGAAACTTGCCATCTTTCTATCGCCCTTTTTGTACTCGGTCAAAACCTTGTCAGCAGCGAAAATATCTTCCGCTCCTGTGGGGAAATAACGGTCGCGGAAGAATGAGGCCTGAGGCACAATTTCTTCTGCAATCGCCATCAAAGTATAATTATCAAAAAAATTAAGTGTAGGCATTTATTTTTCCTCCTTTTTAGTTTGCAGAATTAGAGGCTTTGAACACAATTCCATATTTGCGGAGACTGTCGTAGTCTGCGGATGTCATTGTGTAGCCCGTTGCTACGATTGTTTTTGCTGTGTTAAAGCATCCCGCGGTATATACAGTTGCAATAACATCTTCGGATGTTCCGACAACGATATCATCACAAAGGATGCAGTCAGGAGTAAGTGTTTCATTACTTCCCGCAGTTGTACCAAGTACAACAAGTTTTCCGTCTCCGCCTGTGCCGGAGCTCATTGCAAGAATTGTACCTCTCTTGAGAGTGGTTTCTGCAGACAGTTTACGAATGGTCTTACCACGGACTTCTACTTTTGGAGTAACATCCGATACTAAGCCATCATACTCCATCTCGCCGACTTTTCTTGAAAGATTAGTCATTTTTTATTCCTCCTTCTGTTTTCCAAGCAGACTCTTGACATTCGCTCTCGCGTTAGCCATTTTCTGCTCGCCTGTTAAATTTTCGTCATCTACTTCGGGCTCTGTTCCCGGAGCAGCACCGACATTGGATGCGTTTGATGCGTTTGCATCATCTTTAAGATTGGTCATAAATTTCTGACCGTTTTTTGCGGCTTTCTGTGCAGCACGGTACGCAAGCTCCTGAGCAGAGCAAGCATCCTCGCCATACTTAGCCGACTGTACGAGGTCTGCATCAAACAAAGAAGCGACTTCATCAATAGATGCAAGTCTGTCTCTCTCTGCCTGTACGGCCTCGCTGACACCCTCTGCTCTTACGGAAGCTCTAATGTCTGCTTCCATCTGCGCAGTAAGGTCCGGAAACTCCTGACGAAGTTCCTCAACTGTTCTTGCCATAGTAATTCCTCCTTCTGTGGCTGCAGGGTTTGCCTGCTGATTTAATGTATTTGTCATATCCGAGGCCGAAGCATCGGGATTGACCGTTGGAATGTGGTCGGGTGCAAACATACCGGGAGTAAGATGCATTTGACGACCTTTTACAAAGAGCGTACGACCGTCAGCACTTGCGGCAATGTCAAGAGGCTCTGCATCTTCCATAATTTCGTCAGCAAAACCTTTTTCCATAGCTTCTTTGCCTGTCATATAGGTCGTTTCCGCCATCATATGCGAAAGAACGGTGTCTGTAAGCCCCGTCTTTCTTTGGTATATTGAAATCTGCGACTTATCGTAGGCATCATTTGTCTTTGCCATACTGCGCAGTTCATCCGCGTTGTAACCTCCAAAAAGGAAGCACCAACACTTGTGAATCATAATAAGACTTGACGGATTTACCTTTACCGTGTCGCAGGCACACATAATAAGTGAGCCTCCCGACATTGCAACACCGTCTACGATACAAGTAAGATTTGCGCCACCGTTTGCAAGTTCGCGGAGTCTGTTGTGGATAAGAACAGAAACACCTGCATCTCCTCCGCAACTGTTCATACGAATTGTGATATTAGAACACTTCGAAATTGCTTCCAAGTCCTCCAAGAATTCACTTTCGATTATGTACTGCCCCTCGATAGGGTTGCCGTACCAATCTGTAGGTTGCTGCTCAACGATATCTCCGTACATAGTGATTACGGCGCTATCATTGTCAACCGTTGCCATAGCGTAAAAATCACGCTGAATGTTTACAGCCTTAGGCTTACTCATTGTTACCATCTCCTTCGTCATCTTCTTCGGAATTCTTAATTTGTATTTGTTGATTGCCACCTGCTGCACTCAACATCTCATTTTCTTGGGCAAGTTGTTCGACATTCTCTGTCCAATCACCGCCGCCAAGTTCTCTTGTTACCTGTTCGTGCGTTTTAATGCCCTTGCCGATAAGGAGCAACTGCGCCTCCGCTTCTTTTTTCGGGTCAAGCTGTCCCTGGATAGGTCCTCTCCAACTTGCTCCGCTCCAAGCCATACGCACAAGTGGATCATCAAAAAAGCCCGGAGCTTTTATTCTGCCGATTGCAACCGCTTCTGCAAGCCATATTTCATAAACAATTTGACAGAAATCATCCACAAACCATTTACGGCGCATCTTGAAAGCCTCCCAAGCCTCGAGCAACGCACCTCTGCTTGCCGAATAGCTTGAGTTAAATTCTTTTATGAGTACATCATAAGGCATTTCAAGTCCCGAGCCGAGAAGTTTGCATAAAGTTTTTACAAAAGTTTCAAAGCCAGCAGTTGGTATGTTCGGATTTCCGAATTTCACTGTTTCGCCCTCTTCAAGATGTATTACCGTTCCCGGCGCCATCTCGTATTCGTTTTCGCTTTCCGAGATATTATCTTCTGACGGATTTTCTCCCGGCACGCCCTCAATGTCTCCTGCACCAGTTTCGTTAAAAGGTATCTCGTTAGGATTGGTGTTTGTTTCTACCCAAGCAGTAAAGAAAGATTGAACAAGAGCAGCCATAAGCTCGCTTTCCGTATATCTGCGCAACTGCAAAAGCGGCTCAATCACCGGTGCCAAATATGGCACTCCGCGATATTGGTCAGGTCTTTCACTGTCCATAATGTGAAGAATATTAGGTATTCCCGTCTTTTCGCCATAAGCTAAGACTCGAGTCCACTCTGCTTTCTCCGCAGCAATTTGGTACGGATATGTGTTACAGATGTAATACGCTACAACCTTTCCGCTTTTATCAACCTCAACACCATCATAAATTTTATTTCCTGCGCCCGGTTCTCCGTCAGGCACAACACCCTCATTGAGTGCCGAGCCTGCATATCCTCCGCGGAATTTTGCAGGAGTGCTGACACGGTCTGCCTCTACAATATGGAGCCTTAACGAGTAAGGGTTAGTCGGTGTTGGCTTATCTCTTTTGATAAGACAAACCACATCCCCGGACAATAACCACGACTTAAGGCAAAGTTGTTGCAGGCTTTCAAAATTGTTAATGCCGAGCGTATCACAGTTTTGTTTTTTGCCCGACCACAATCGGAATTCTGCCTCCGTCGTTCTTTGCCACTCTTTCGCGGCTTCGGGAGTGATTCCAAGCACGTCTCTATCAACTGTGCTTTTCAGCGTTAAGCCTGTTCCGACTATTTTCGTCCTGTTCGTATTGATAGCCGCCGTTGCTACGGGAGCTGCCATATACAACATCCTTGACCGCTGCCTTAGTGTGTAATTGTTTTGGTTAATGTCCTCGTTAGGCGACCCACTGTTCGGAGTAAACGCTCTCAATGCTCTGCGTGTCAAACTCGCACCGGCATCACTATAGCCTTTTGCCTGATGTGAGGAGCGCCTTTTTGCTCTGTTTTTGCTCAATGTTTATCGCCTCCATAACATTAAAAATATATAACGGATTGCCCGAGCAGCGAAAGGAGCAACAAACTCTGTCGGGCAGTCCGTGGTAAAGCCCCTTGCGGAGCGAATACCCGACTACCAATCACGCGGAATAACACCGAATGCTTTCCGCGGTCTTTTGTTCGATAAAAGTGCCGTGAGTTCGTCAACCTTTTTCTCGGCTTCTTCAATCTCTTTTTTTAATGACGGTAAATCAAATCTTGTCAGCTGACGGTCGTCAATGGTGTAGCTCTTTACACCCCCATCAACCAACGCTAAATACGCGGCTCGCAGTTTGGAGAGCGCACTCTTCCAAAACTCAAGCCTTGCCTTAATCTCTGTTTTATCCATTTTTCACACCTCGCTATGCTATTTGAAATGTTTTCCTGATTCTATGTGTCGAAGTTCAATGCGGTTTGTGAGTTCAAAGCCCGATTCTCTTATAATGAATTTCAAAATGTCGATTAAGAAACAACATTTTTTCTCGACCTTTTTCTCTGCCTTGATAGCCGCCTTTATACCTTCGTATGCAGTAGGGTCAGGATAGCCCTCGCTATTAAAATACGGACTTTCTTTTGACAATCTTTCCACCTCCCGCAAATTACCAACTATCATAAAATTTGTTAATGCTTTTGCCTTTTTTCTTTTTGCTCTGTGTTGTTTTGGTTACAACCTCAACAGGGGCAGTTGCAACAGGGTTTGCAGGCGCTTGTTTCCTTGCGACCTTTAATCTCCTGTCCGTTTCATCCAAATTCGTAGGAAGAGCCTTAAATGCCGCCATAGCATAATTGCGACAGTCAAGAGCCTCGTTTCTTTCGTGTCCGGGAATTTTCTCCCATATCCAAGGCTGCTTACGCTCTTTCTTATACACCAAATGCTCCGAAAGCAGACCTGCAAAATATGCAGAGCCGTAATCGTCTCTTTTTGGAAAATGGCAGTATTTTGAGCCGGGTGTCTGCACACTCAAATTATCCATTATGATTTGCTTGCCCGAATCTACGCCAAGCTGATATTGCCAACAGTCGCCGATATACCTTTGATTTACAACAATCTTTTGTTTTTTCGGTGGTGCAGTAAACGGTTTATCGGGGCCTGACATACCTTTTATGCAGAATACTTTTTTGCCGATTCGCGCCCGGCATTGCAAACGGACATCCTGAGTAAAGTGTCCGCCTTCGTCCACAAAGGTCATACTGATACGCAAGCCAATGTCATCTGCAAAGGTGTATTTATGGTCTAAGACATCATCAAGAGCCGCCCAAGTTTCTTTGTCGTCAGGTCGTCCCATTATAATGCCTTTCTTAATACCCCAAGTTTCTCCGAAATGTCCGTGTCCCAATACCTCATACTCAAGTCGGTCATCCTGTGTATCAACTCCACAGGTCAGAACAAGAACGCCCTCGGGAAGCTCTGCGGGATATTCCTCACGGCGTGCCATCAAACTATCTTCGTCTTGCAGGTCGCCTCTGTCCTCCCAAAGCTCGCCAAAGCAGGTGTTATAAACAACCTGCATCTTTCGCGTACTGCCGATTGCATTTAGATATTTCAGAATAATGGATTTCCAAGAAGCCCATTGACTTACAAAAGCATTCAACCAAAAAGAACGCGTACCGTTTAAGTACGCATCAGGATTTTCAGCCTCCCACCTTGCAGGCTGTTTTTTCATTTTTGCCTCGTCGCATATACTACCGCACCCGGGGCAGACATAATAAATATCCGTTACTATGTAGGTCTTTTTGTTGGCAACAAATTTTTCCTCATAGGTGTAGCGGATATTCTCCCACTTGATTTCGTGATATTCTTCACACTCCGGGCATTTTGTTTTCCAACGCTCCATAGTTCCTGTTGCAAATGATGCCTCAATAGCACTTGCATTTTTAACGGTAGGAGTTGAAACCTCAACTGCCTTTGCATTATAGAATGTTGTTTGTCTTGCCATTGCCAAGTCCCACGGGTCGCCCTCGTTGCCCGCAGATAACGCCCAACGGTCTCTCTCGTCTCCGAATACATATCGTATCGGCTTTGATGCCAGGGCGTGAGCTTCAGTCGAGCCGCAAAGAGTAAGTATTCCGCCGGGATAGGTTTTCTGTAATATTGTATTTCCGCTATCTCGGCTCTTCGGGTCGCTTACTTTCTTACGAAGCGTAGGACAATCTCGTATCATTGGCGCGATACGGAGTTTTGAATATTCCTTTGCATCTATTGTTGTAGGATGCACAAATAAAATACTTCCCGGGTCCTCGTCTATGATGTACCCGATTGTATTATTCAAAAATTCAGATTTGCCGACCTGTGAAGCGGCAACCATAACAATATGATTTACTTTCGGGTCTGTGAATGAATCCATAACCTCTTTGAGATACGGAGTTCTTTCCGTTCTCCACGGTCCAGGCTCGGCAGCACTCTCTGCAGAAAGTCGGCGGTATTTCTCCGCCCATTCTGAAACGGTCAAATCGTCAGGCGGTATCATTCCACGCAACGCTTTCGCTATGGCTTTGTTAAGACGGATTGCATCTTTGCTATTCGTCATCAACATCACTCTCCGTCATTTCCCAAGCCCGTCTCTCGCGAACACGCTCCTCGTATTTCTTCGGGTCGTATTTATATTCCGAGAGTAATTCCATAGCTTTGTATACTTCCTTGCGGATAATCTCGGCAGCTTCGGCAGGGTTATCCGTAGCCGCAGTATCAACACCGCACCGTCCGGGAAGAGCCACAAGCATTTGGCGCATTGTGTAAATCAAATCTTCTGTCATAGCTGCCACATCTTCCGAGCGGTGCATTTTGCCCTGAAGCTCTTGAGCCTCCATAACAGCCATTATAGCTTTTGCCTTTTTGGTGCTGACCTCAGCTTCCAATCTCGCTTGTTCCTGCTTTGATGTGTCCTTATCTTTCGGGGAAAGAAAAGCAATATATCTTGCCACCGAGTCTTTGAGATTGAAAACGCCACGCTTTTCAGCAATGATTGTTCCGTCTTGTGCCATCTGTTGCACTCTTCGAGCGGTTACACTTAATATCGTAGCAAGCTCTGTTGTGCTTACCGTTGTATCGCTCGTAATTTTATCAGCCATATGTTGCTCCTTTCCTCGTTATTTCTTACGAAAACATACAAGTTATTACGGATTTTTCTCAATTCGTTTCGATATTTGCTAAAATATTACGCTTTTTATGAAAATTGTTCCGTTTTTTTCTGTAATGTTTCTCGCATAGCACCGTCTAATGTACTATACATTTTTTGTGTAATGCGTAACGAAATGACCGAATTTTGCCTTACTAACTGTGCTTTTTTCGGGGTCGACGAGCCCGCGGTGCTTGGGGGTGGGTCGTCACAGTACCTTTTTGACCTCGAATCAGCTCTCATTTTTGCGCTGATGGCAGGACTTGAACCTGCATTGCCTGTCTCTTGCCATTGAGCTACATCAGCATATGTGTATATAACAAGGAGCAGACACGCAAGCTTTGTTGTTCTGCCTACGCATCCGCTCCATTATTAT